GGTAATGTTACAGGTGGAAACTTAGTAACCAGCGGAGCGTTAAGTGTTACGGGTAATGCTAACGTAGGTAACATTGGTGCAACAAACATCGTTGGTACATTGAGTACGTCAGCACAACCAAACATCACATCAGTTGGCACGTTAACAAGTTTAGCCGTCACAGGTAATATTTCAGGTGCTAACTTGACCGGCACACATTACGGTGCAGCCACTGGACTGACAAGCATACCGGGTGCTAACGTAACTGGTACAGTAGCAAATGCAACATATGCAGTTAGTGCAGGCAGCGCAGGTACTGCAACTAGTGCTACTACCGCAGGTACTGTAACGACTGCGGCACAGCCTAACATCACTTCAGTTGGCACTCTCACTGGGTTGACTGTATCAAGTACTATAAGCGGTTCAGTTAGTGGCTCAGCCAGCAGTGCAACAACAGCAGGTACAGTGACAACTAATGCGCAGCCAAACATTACATCAGTAGGTACATTAACATCGCTTAACGTAAGTGGAGCAACTTCTGTTACTGGTAATAGTGCATTCACAGTTACAAATATAACTACTGGTGGAAATACAACTGTAGGATATCTAACTGGCAATTGGACGTTAACAAGCGGTTCAAGAATGCAAGCAACATACGCTGACTTGGCAGAATACTATTCAGCCGACGAACCTTATAGTCCTGGCACTGTATTAGAGTTTGGTGGTAAAGAAGAAGTCACATTAGCGACTGATGCAACTAATAGGGTTGCCGGCGTAGTATCTACTGATCCTGCATATGCAATGAATGCAAAATGCCCAGGTGAACATCCAGTTGCCATAGCACTACAAGGTCGTGTTCCTTGCAAGGTACGAGGTAAGATTAGAAAGGGTGATATGCTTATCAGCGGTGGAGGCGGATATGCAAGACCTACTACTTCTCCTCAGATTGGTACAGTAATAGGTAAAGCACTACAAGACTTTGACGGTGTACAAGGTGTTATTGAGGTTGCAGTAGGAAGATTATAATATGGCTCTACCTCCAACTCCTGTCGGCTACGATAATTGGAATGATTATATTGAAACTAATGCGCCTGCATTAGCCGTAGCACAGGGTCTTACATTGCAAGAGGCTAAAGCAAGTATTAAACTTTTAGATGTTAGTGAACCTATTCGTAGCGATGTGGGACAACCATATTATAGACAGTACAATGTTTTTACAACTTGGGCTGCACGTGCTTTATTACCTGCTCCCGGTCGTCCATGGAGATTATAATTCAGTTGCTAGTTCTAAAAATCTATTTCTATTATGCTTCAGCATAAAATACTGAGAACACCACAAGTCATATAATTCTTGTGGTGTTTTTTCATTTAGCCATTTAAAATGTTCGATTAATGTTAGTGGGTCTGCCTTGTTCAACTCTGTGTTTTTAAATAAATCTGAAGGTGTATATAAATCTAACTTATGTAATATTTTGTATAGTTGCTCGTTTCCGTTATGTACATATGGTCTAAGACCTAATATAGGTTTCCAAGTCTTTTCAGATAACTGCCACGGATCACCGGCTTCTGTTTCTGATACTAGAATGCAATAACTCTTTTTCCAAACCTCAAGATTGCCTAAGGTAAACAAATCTTCGGGCCTAGAAAATCTGTCATCAGAATTATGTAACTCTTGATCAGTATCACCTGTTCTTTTGTCTATGATCTCAAAATTACCACGTTGATATGTTACGTAGGCTCTATCAGTAAGATTATTATCTATTAACATTCTAATAATCGTTTGCCGATGTGGTCTGGGTTTTCTATTATAAGATAAAAATGTATATTGTATGTCTTTATCTAACTGAAGATCGTTATCTGAATACGACTCCATTAATGAAGGAATGAAACTTTTCCAATTAGTTGGTGAAAATCCTACAAGTTCGATTGGTATTTTCATTTCAACAAGTTGTTGGTATGTACTAGTATGAGTAAACCAACTCATACCATCTATGAATCCTGTAAAATATATCTTTGTAGATTTTGGTACAGCGTTTTTGTTTATCCAAAGAATCAAATTGCTATCATTTGGATTAAGCCATGTTAGATTAATTATGAGATTAGACTCATATATGCTACTATTTTCTATTTCTGCTTTTAGATTTTCGATGTACTTTTTCTCATAATCCCCTAAAATTTGAGGATCAGCGATATAATAAGAGCCGTAAAATTCTATCATCGTATGGTATTTATTTTTCGCAATAAAGATAAATATATTATGCACTCTCATGGGGAGAGTCTTATGCGGTCCCCGCCGCGTAGTGAGTAGAACTCACATCACATAGGAGAAACAAATGGGACGTCCACTTAAAATCGCAAAAGCGCAAGCAGTAGTAACTATTACTGCAACAAACGGCACAACAGAAGTTGTAACAACAAACGCAAACTTTACTAACTTAGGTATTATCGCAGGAATGCCATTTGTACCAGCAAGTAACGTAGGTAACTTAGTTGCAGGTACAATGTATTGGATTCTTGAAGTATTAAATGCAGGCAGCAACAGTACATTCACTGTTTCAGCAACTCCATTAAATGCTAATCCAACATATGCTAAGTTTAACTTAGGTACAGCAGGTCCTGTAACTGTTTCAGCAACAGTTGCACCAGTTGATGCATATTTTAATAACCCAGTAAGCGGTGCAGGTTATCCTGCAACTAACACAGCAACTTACTCAGTAGTTGGTGGTAACACAGCAATCTATGGTAATCAAGTTCTTTGCCGTGTTGCTATCGCACAAACAGGAACAGGTACAATTACTGTTTCTACTGGTAGCCCAAATATTGATGGTGTCGGTACCGACTTTGCTAATACATTAGCAGACGGTATGGCAGTATCAACAGCAGATGGTACTTTCTTAGGTTATGTTGATGACATTGCAAACGCAAACGCAACATTTGCAACATTCGCCGCAAACTCAGCAGCTAACGCAACAGCATCAGAATTTGTGTTTGCTGAAAACGAAGCAGGCTTTATCGTTCGTCAGAAGGGTAAGCAAAAGTATCTTGTTAAGGGAACTAGTTCAGGCTTAGTAGGTGCATGCTACACAGCAAATCTTGCTAACGCAAACTTGTATCCTGGTACAATGAATATCGTTGGTACATACGCAAATGCTGCCACAGTAAATGTACAGTCATTGAGTGATCACACAGCAGAGTTGTTCACAGCAACTTCTGGTATTACAGCAACATTGTCAGATAATATTAATAATGCTTCACCAGCATTCTCAACATTTAACACTGCATATGCTGCCAATACATACGGTGGTCAACCATACCCAATCGTAACTATCGCAGGAAGTTAATAGATCATGGCTCAGGTATCATTAAAACAGGCTGAAACTGAAATTGCGGTCTTACAAGTCCAATATCAAAATTTGGATGAAAAGGTCGATGAGGTTAAAGCCGAGTTAAAAGATATACGTGATGACATGAGCAAGAATAGCGAGGCAACCCTAGCACTCATTAAAGATTTTCAACAATCAAATGTTGATGCCCATAAACAAATGGCAGGCAAAATTTCTGCATTAGAGAAATGGCGCTGGATGTTAATGGGTGCAGGCATCGTTATAGGTGCTTTAGGATATCCGACGATAGGAAAATTGTTAGGAGTTCACTAAAAAGGAAAGCGGTCTTAGGACCGCTTTTCTACTAATGACTTCATCTTTTCTCTAACAACATCAAAATTAATCGTACTGAATAACCCGGGATGTAATGGTTTTGGGTAATGTTCATCTACTACCCAAGCATATCCGCAATGCTCATCATTTAATATGGGTTTGAATTCTTCATTTATAGAGCAGAAGAATGTATGATATGTGAAATTGCCATTGACAAATTTTTGTATAGGAATCAGTTTCCAATCTTTATCCCAATGACTGATTTCTTCTGTGCATTCACGTTCTAAACCTTCTAATAAGGTTTCATTATTTTCTAGTTTTCCACCAGGAATACTCCAAGTTGGATTCCTATCAGAACGTAATAGATATAGGTATCTACAAGTTAATGTGCAGTAAAAGAATATTCCGGCAGCAACGTTCATATTATGATTTATCTTAAATTAAATCACAATAGAATAATCTCCCTGATCATACCAACCTTCGTATGATTTCATCCACTGACCTTCTTGATCTACATAGCGATATTGAATGCCGGTAGTCAAGTTTGTAACATATTCTACGTTTGTTGCCGATTGACTATCAAATGATACTTCCCATTGACCAGTAGACCCGTTGTATTGAATAATATCATTTGCATTGGCCACTAGATTTCCCCATGCAATAGTACTAGTACTATCAGTTCCTATTCTATCTACTAACAAGTAACGAGTCCCATTTACTGGTCCTGGCAATCCCGCATTTGGTCCTGTAACTAGTGGATTGATAACACTATTTACGGGTGATAGAGTATTTTGAGGTAACGTATCAGGGTCAATGTTATAGATTAATAATCTGTCATCTAACGGATCTGGAACAATAGTTCCTACTATGTCATCTTCCATATATGGATTCTGCAACCATATCTGACTGACTCCCGGCTTAACTTTACCGTAAGTGTTCAATAAACTACTCCAATACAAATCTGTATTGGGAGATGGGGGATTATCTAAATCAGTATTAGGAGGATAGAATGCTTCATTCTGCGGTAATAACTGTAATGTATTACCGATCAATAACACTTTGTAACCCCATGGTGTAATCTTTTGTCTAGTTCCCAACAATAGATCATCATCTTGCATATCTTGGAATGCTTTACCTTTGAATATGCTTGCAATAACTTTATGAATAACACCCATCTTTTTGAGTTTAACTGAAGTGCTAATCCATATAGGCATGTAGAACTTCCAAGTCATAACATCTATTGGATTACCGGTGCCTTGCGGAATCGTGCGACTTGTAAATGTCAATCCATCTTGGAATACTACACTCAATGAAGTCCAGTCAATAAAGTTATCTGTACTTTGAATTTCAAGTGCTGGATTAAAGATAGCCCCCAACTGTTCAATAATTTCTAATTTTTGATTATAATTAGTTGTCCAAAAATCAACAGTTACTCTTAATGTATAAGGTGCAGGCATCAATCTTTCAATTGTAAATGCTTGGCTTTGTGTAGTATCGTATGTACCTGATTCAGGATCATACTGACGCTGACGAACTTGTAACTTTTCAACAAAGGTTGGATCTTGTAAACGTCTTTGATCGTATTCTAAAGCCGTGATATAATATGTAATTAAAGGAGCACTTGGTAAGTTACTAGCACTATTATTAGCAAGAATAGTTGCAGCCTGTCTACTACTGTCTCCGTACATCACAGGAATACGAACGAGTATATCGTTACCGTTAGGATCTTTACCTTTGGTTACATACCAATTGCTAAAAATCTTTGCAAATTGCAATAAGAATCTGCGTATCTGATTGTCGTAGAAAAATTGTGCCATAATTATAGTTCAGGTGGTATAGGATCGGGAGCAGGTTGTAACACACTTGATAGTGGTTGTGCTTCGGGTACCACTTCACCTGTATTATTTAGATAGATTTGGTTTTCGTTATTAATAAATCCTGAGACTAACGATTGATCACTTGCTGTAAAGCCGGTGTCAGTTCTTACGTTCTCACTGATTCTAACCCAAATTTGACCATCCCAACGATATAATAATTGAGGGAAATAATCGATACGTAAGAAATAATCACCCACTTGTGGGTTCTGCGGGAACGCAATGCCAGCGCCTGTTGGTAATCCGTTTGGCGCTTGGCCATCACCAGTCAAGTATCCTGCAATATATCCAAATGTTTGTGGAGTATATCTAACGATATATTGGAATCTTGGATCACAGTCTGCACGATAATCCATCTGTGTGCTGATCGTTCCTGTAAATCCAGGCTGTGTTGGGTCAGCATCAGCGGTTGCATAAGTGTTGTCTGCCGTACCATATGGGCCTGTAACAACACCTAGCGATTGCACAGTTAATACTTTATCTCCGCTGACTGGACCTGAACCCATGTCAGTTCGTTCAGGAGCCAACTCTACCATTTCTATACTGGCTTGAACAAACTTGTCTATTTTGTCTGACAGATCCATATCCGCAGTTAAATCCCAAATACTCTTTAATGCTTCTTTGCTAATTTTAATTCCTGTACTTGGGTTTTTATATTTAGGATTGCGCATTGTTACAATAGCACCTGTAGTGGTACTAGGCGCTCCCTTAGAACTTGTTACTATGTTATAAGGTGGTGCAGGCTGTCCGTCTTTCTTAGATAACACACCGTCGGATTCGTATGCGCCATATGTAGGTACAATATATAAATCGTTTTGACTGTAGCCTGATTTTGGTACAATGCGTTTTGCTTCTTTAAGATTAGCATCATTAATCTGTAAGTTTTTATTATATGTACCTAGTATATCTCTGAGGTCTTGATTTGTATCCAGTTTCCAATATTCCGCATTAGGAGGACTTATACCTGCAGGTACCTCCTTTATAGACTCATAATTCTTATCGCCAAATGAGATTACATAGCCAGGTGGATATGTTTTATCCTTATCCCATAGACCAAGATAATTATCCTGATTGATAGGCTCTTGTAGTATTTGACTAAATTCTTGACTATCAACAAGTGGCTCACACTTAATACGCCATAAGTGTGGGAACCAAGTTTGACTAAAGCCCTCACTTGCATAGTTAGAATCAGTGATTTGCATGAATCGTTTCAATGCAACTGGAATCGTTTCTTTCAATGGATTGTAGTCGAGCAAGTGTGGCAACTCAATCACATCACCAACCATTAACTTACGTCCAACGATATCTATCATATCGTTGTAGTGTACAGTAATGAATATAATGTCATTTTGTAGGAAAAGTCCAAACTGACTTAAATCAAAGTCTAAGTTCTGTACATTGTAATGCCCGCGCAAACGATAGATATTGGGGTCATATACTCTATCTCTATTTTCTAGGAACAATAAATCTTGTATATTAGTAGGATTCAATACATCATACTGAGGTTGAGTATAATCTACTGATGGGGTGTTTGCGTTGGGACCTAAATACTTATGAATATATAGGTCCGTTCCGCCAGCCGTAAGCATTTCCGACACAGTTTTGTCTAAAAAATTGTAGTCATTAGTCTTGTTTGGGCGGTATAAAGATAATCTTGGCATACTTGTATTTATCGTAAATAGTTCTATCATGTTTAGAGAACTCGACCCCAATAGTATTATGATATTGATATTTCCGCCGGGATGTGGTGGAAACCACCTAGCAAACTTGTTATCCTTATCAGATGAATTTCAAAATAGATTTGTGTCTGATAATTATTATGACGACATGCTGGAAAAATACTGTGAACGATCAAAATCGCATAATCAGAACAACTATCACTTTGGAATCACAGAAAATCTACGAGATGTACAGTGGTCTAAAACGTCGGAATATTTTAAAAGCCATAAGGGAATACCAATAATATGCTCTCATGCTAGAGAATACTATCATTTTTTAGAATATGATGAAGGTAGAGATGT